AGCTGGTAAACTAGTTAAGCATTCATCACTACAAGCATATTGATGACCACTTGCAAAGCAATATCCTGTCATCATACCATCACCACAATTATCACATATTCTAGCAGCATGTTCTATTTCTCCATTGTCATGTAATATGACTGGTTGAAGTTCATATAGCTCCATTTGTTCTGGTGTTTTAATCATTCTTCCTCCTCTTGAAGTTTATCATGTATATTATTTAATACTTTATATGCATCATCATCTCTTTTATTTCTCATCTCATTATGTGCTATCATAAAACCAGCTGCCATATTAATAGAGCTTCTCATGCTATTATCTCCATGATTATGTAAAAATTCTACTAATCCTTCCATATCATCATCTTCACAGTATAATGATATATTTTTCATATAAGACATATTATAACCCCATAAAAGTATATAAAGGATGTATCTGCCAAATAAATTCTGACTTACCATACATACCTTTCTTCTTTTCATCAGTTTTCTCAAGATAATTATCTTTAGTTAGATCAGATATACATCTTCTTACTGATGTCAACAGCATACCTGAATCACAACCAACAAGTACCTCTGATGGTGTTGCTCTTTTATGTGTTTTGAAGAAGTCAAGCACTTTATCTGATTGAGATACACTTTTCTTGCGTGATTCTTTTAATTCATCACCAGTTTCACTAGTTGTATTATAATACATTTGTTACTCCTTTGTTTTTATAGTGGTCACTAAGTCTTTTAGAATTGTGCTTACTTAGATGTGTATTAGAAAAATACATTTTAGCTCCACTAGATAGCATAAAACCAATCTTACCATTAATAATTATTGGCTTCTCTACCATAGATAGATATGTTGTTACAAATTCATCCATTGACATTATTTACTCCTTTTCTCTTTAAAACTAATTATATCATCTATAAGATATGGTGCGTGTTTTGTATCATTTTCATCTTCATCTAATAAATATTCAATAACTTCTTTAGAATCTATTAAATCAAATATTTCTTTTATTTGTTTATAAGTAGGTCTTAAATGGACACTTGGATATAATCCATGTTGTATAAAAATTTTGTTATCATTATCCATTGTACACCATTTTATATAATGAACTGTTTTACCTGGATAATCATAATCAGAAATATGACTCCGTATATAAATTCCATTCCGATGTCCACGTTTACCAACCCAAAGAATTTTAGATTTAGATGATGGTTTAAAATAATCATTCATTACTTACTCCTTGCTTTACTTGTTTAAATTCATACTAATGCGCTATGCAAGATTTATACTGAACAGTTCACAGATCTTACCTTACAATAGACCATTACAGTTTGTTTTTGTCCTTTCGGATCACGAAGATATGCTTCACAGATTACTCTATCACCTTATATCTCACTTCTCTATTAAAGAACTATTGATATTATAACATTACTGCTATCAGGCTCAATTCATTAGACTCATTGGTACTGTATAAAAACCAACATTTGTCTACACTCCGGCACAAGACTTTATCTTGTAGTTTGTCTACGTACATCTCTTACTTTACGTCATAGGTTAAGCATTAGCTCCTTTTTAACCCTATCTGGACCTTATAGATCCAGTTCGATGCCCTCAGATGCACGCCTTATCGCGTTATGCATATTTCTAAGGATATAGCTGTACCATCATCACTGCTTAGCTTTCACAGTGCTAATAGTTACATTAGTATTTAATTATTTAATTATCAAATGATGCTTTCATTGCAGCTACAATGATAAACATACTACCTAAAAGGAACATACCAATATTAATGACACGATCCCAATCTATATTATAAATTATATCATACATTAGTTATTTCTCCTTAATACATCAACCAGAGCTATCTTAGCTTGTATTGGTGTAGATGCTATAACAGTTATAATTCTACCATTTCTATTAAATGTGTATGTAGTATTATTCTGTCTTAATAGTTTAGTTCTATTATTATTATTCATTACAAAATGGTTATTCATAGTTTGTCTTCCTTTACTAGTTTATGGTTATGTGAAATTAATAGGCAGAATAAGGTGATGTAATTACGACCCGTTACATTCTTATATTATGGTTACCTTGCTCATATATGACTATTGGACTTTATATCTATGTTTTACCATGAATGCCAACAGAATGTCATAAGTACTGCCTAAATATGAAATTAATAGTATGCCAAGACAAAGAGGGGATAAATGTGTCGAACCACCCTTTGCCCTGACAAGTGAGGTTTAAAAGGTACTCACTGCAACGCATACTGACACATAGTATGACTTATATGTTACCTATCTTATGGAAGAAGCTATTAATATTATTAATTTAGCAGACAACCACCATTCCCAGTCCTTATGACTTTGAATAACAGTGACAACCAACTTCTCCCAATAATATGCAGACTAGCTATATGGTATACATGACGTTAGCGGGTATCCAATATATTAATAACTAGCCTGCACTTAAATCTTTTAGAGTTTAACCTATACTACTCTAAAGGTCTGCAATGTTGCTATGGAATGATGGTTAATGATTTATGACTATCAAGCCATTTAATCATATACCTACACCAATCAGGAAATGATAACATATCGCTACCGTTTCCATTATTAATGTACCAGAAATCACCACCAGCACTACACATGGTGAGATAATTTCCGTCCACATCAACATAAGTAATCTCATGTAATTCCATGAAATCCTCCTTCGTTGGTTGTGATTGAATATTACTATTATACCAACTACAGAGTATATGTATCATACAACTATATGTTATACGACCATGTTTATTAAATTTTATATGTATAATACAATAAGTATCTAGATAGCACGGTTACAACCATGTATGGATGAATTATGTATTAAATATAAGGAAAGGGAGCTTTTGTCTATCGGTGCTCCCATAACCGCTTTATGCTAATTACCGCAATTTAGATAATGTCCATACTAAGTTAAACCAGTGTTTCGAATCCTGTCTATCACCTCTGATCTTAGCAGCCTGAGCATACAGTCTACAATCAACTGCTCGCTCCTTGCATACACGCCTCTTAGACGCTAGCGACATACCCTCAATCTTTACGATTGTTTCAGCAAGATATTCATCAGGGTCTCGGCCCATCATCACATTATCAACTTTTGAATCAACTGCATCAGCCTTCTTATCAACAGCAGCATCATCCTTTACTTTTTTGTCTTCTTTAGACATAATAATATTCCTTTCATTTATTAACTAAAATTCTATTACTATATTAAAATACAAAATAACGTAAATCTTATATACGGAAAACACTTTACAAGTGTGTATAGGAAGAAATAACACCGTATAACAAAATGCTATAAATTTCTTGAAAACAACATGGTCATGCCTATATATTTGATCGTGATTTTTAAAGAAAAGAAAGTAATATAAAGAAAAGAAATAAATATATATATATTATATAATTATATATATATATATTATATATACTATATAGCGCTATGGCAATAAACTTAGAATTTTTACAGAACTTACCAGTAGACACTCAAGAAGAGGTTTTAAAAGATTTATCAAAAGTCTTAGCTAAACATCCAATAGAAATAGATGGTCAAGTATACTTAGTAGAAGAAGCTGTATCAGACTTAATAGATAGTTTATACAGTCAATGTCAGAAACATAAACAAGATTTAGACGTAAAGAATTAATGTCAGAATACAAAGTAATAAAAGGAAAGCGTCACTATGTCTTTGAAGATATAGATGAATTTAAAGAGCATTATGACTCAAAAATGATGACACCTCCAGATGTCAAAAAAAACTGGCGTGAAGGTCAAGAAGGAGATTGGGTAGTTAGTGATGATGATAAAATAATAAAATTATTAAAAGTATCTCAACTAAACCATCCTAATGATAGAAAAAATTACAAATGGGCAAAAGGATATGTGAGGACAGTTGTAGGTACATTCGTTAATAATGAGAAAACTTTTATGGATACAGACTTTGAACAACATCCAAATAGATATACATTCTCTAAAACAATTAAGCATACAAACAAACAAGTAAAGAAAAGAAAAAATCTAACAAACAATGAAAAACTTTTTACGACCAATGTTGTTTCTGGAATGGGTCCTGTTAAAGCTTACATGGATGCTTTTAAAGCTACGTCAGAAAATACAGCTCGTAAGAAAGCGTTGGTATTATTGAAACAGGAGAGAGTAATGACAGACATAGAAAAGGGAGTACTAGACGTTGCCAAAGAACTTGGTATAGACCATAAGTATATATTAGATAGATTGAAATGTTTAGCGGATAATAGTGAAGATGATAATATAATACTTCAGTCTACAAAAGAGTTAGGGAAGATAATTGGAACATCAGTCAACTCAGTCAAACAAAGGGATGTAGGAGTAATCGGTATGTTTCAAGGTTTTTCCCCTGAACAAATAGAATCAGTAAAAACAAAGGAAATTGCAAATGCTACTGAAGATTAACTGTAGTTATGCTACCCCTTCCACAACACAATCATACAAGTACATGACATTCGATGGCAAATATAAACTCAAGAAATATATCAGAAGCCGAAGAAGTATTTCAGTTAGCAAGTAAAGATCTTATATCTTTTGGCAAACTTTTTTTGCCTGATGACTTTACTCGTAGTGAAACACCTCCATTCCATTATGAAGTAGCAGATAGTATAGATGATAAACATTGTAAACAGCTTGCTATCATCTTACCACGAGGTCATGGAAAGACTGTATTAACAAAAGCATCAATATTAAAAGACTTTGTTTTTTGCCCAAAAGATGATATGTTGTTCTATGCTTGGGTATCAGCTACACAAAAATTATCCGTTGGTAATATGGATTACATTAAACACCATCTTGAGTTTAATGATAGATTCATTTATTACTTCGGTAAAACAAAAGGAAACAAATGGACAGAAGAAGATATAGAGCTAACCAATGGGTGTAAACTCATTTCCAAGAGTAATGTCGCTGGGATCAGAGGAGGAGCTAAGCTCCATAAACGATACGACCTTATCGTACTTGATGACTTTGAACATGAAGCTAATACGATTACAAGAGATGCTAGAGACAAGAACGCGAATCTTGTCACCGCTGTTGTATATCCTGCGATTGAGCCTCATACCGGTAGGCTTCGTGTTAATGGTACCCCAGTCCATTTTGATTCTTTTATCAATAATCTTCTTATTAACCACGAGCGTGCTAAGAGTGATAAAGAAGAATTTGCTTGGAAGTTAATAACTTATAAAGCAGTAACTCCAGCTGGAGAACCTCTATGGGCATCATGGTTTCCTACATCAAAATTAGAAGAAAAAAAGAAATTCTACAGAGACTCTGGTCAACCTTCAAAGTTCTATCAAGAATATATGATGGAGGTACAAAGTGCTGAAGATGCCTTATGGACTAGAGA